AAAGTTATTTAAAGCATATTCAGCTACAGCTGGGTTCCAACTACCATATACAAGATCTGTGTTAAATGTAGTTGTTATTGTTAACGCATTACCTGTTCCTCTAAAGCCTTGTACGCCTTGATAATATTGTTGGTTAGTTTCTGTTATTTGTCCCATTATGCTTTTTCATTTTGTGAAACTGACATTGCTTCTTGCTCTGCAGTTTGTATTATTGTAGGATCATTAATTATTATACCACAATACTTTAATATGTTAGTAATAATATTTGTTTGCTCTGATACATCTAATTCAAAATCAGTAGACGAACCAGCCGCATATATATATTGTCCTACAGCACCAGTAGTAAAACCCCAAACAGGATCAGTTGGTACAGTTAAGCAATTTATAACTAAAGTATCTGGGTTTGGAGATACTCTTACTATTAATGAACCTGCATTGTTAGTAGTGTAACATATAGGATATTGATTGGTAGGACTAGTTAGTTTTGATCTAGTTATTTGTTCAAAATCTTTTTTACTAGCTAATTGAGTTATTGAGTTACGTACAGGGTTGTTAACATTAGTAGTGTTATATGTAGATATTATTTGACCTAACTTATATATAGCGTTAGCTGTGTTGTTTTGCCAAGCTGTATTACCTGGAACATAAGTAAAAGCTACATCCTGTTCAAATGGATATAACTTGTAAGCCGTATCTTTAAACATGTTAAAGAACTCTGTATCGTTTTGTTGATTGTTTTGGTTGAATCTATTTAACTGATTACCATCTGGAAAATATGATTCAAATATTTCTTTTTGTACTTGAGCAGCAATACTATTAAACTCTGTTGGAGTAACATATCCTCTTTGTTCTTTGTTTAATATGTACAAGACTGTTGTGTATACTGTATTTACGTTTACTGCCATTATATTTTTTTTATTATAATACAGAGGCAGCAAATGCCGCCTCTATATTAATATCACTTGTTTTTATAGCTTTTTATCTATAGATTTATAAATTTCTACTCCCTCATCTGTTTTTAAGAAAGCAGCAAAAGCTGAATAAGGATTTTCATCAAATGGAACATTCATTAATTTTCTATCATTTGATCCCCATAAAAATGTTCTTTGATCTTGAGATAACTTTATTATACCTGCTTCACGAGCTTTAATAGCAAAGTTTCTTAGTTGTACATTTTCATCATTAGCTAAAGCAATAAATAATCTTGGATCATTTTTTGCAAACAATAATAAATCTCTTTTTATTTCTTTAGAGCTCATACTATTAACTTCAGAACCTTTTTCTACTCTTAAAATAGCCTCTGCGTGATCAATATCTATAGTTCTAGCCGCATTTAAAGCGTCTATTTCCATTTCTAAATCTACTAATTCGTCTTTAGCTTCTTCAACAGGACTATATTCTTCATACATTTTATTTTTTAACGGATGATATAGTGAAAGTAGTTTCTGTAAGTTCTGTTTACTTTTAGGAACTTTTAAAAATCCATCTCTAAAAATGATATGCCCCATTGTTACTTCACCTTTTTGTTCATCAACTAGTGGTGAATCTTGGTTGGTAGCATATCTTATTTCTCTTTGTTTACCTTGTTGTTCATCAAACCAAAGTAAAGCATGTTTTTTAGTATGTTTACCTGGTATTGTTAGAGTTAATGGAGATTTATTTCCTTTTAAATAATAAACTCTATCTCTTATTTCCCACTTGGGTTTTGACTGTTTTACAGCCACTTGTTCTTTTTTTGACATAATATAATATAATTAAATAGTTAAAAAATAATAATTATCCCTGCCCGAAGACAGGGATAGTTATTAATAATTGGATGTTATAATCCTTGGAATAAAACGAAGTTGTTAGCAGCTTGAGTTACTAAACATCTTTCAGATAGGAAGTTAACTTCCATAGCATCAAGAGTTGAAGTAAATGCACCACCAGCAGAACCAGTTAACCATGATTTCATTCTTCTGTCGTCACCTTGAGAAGCTCTATATCTTACATGTAAGAAAGGTCTTCTAATGTTAGTACCTAAGATTTGATCATAAACTGTGCTTGTTCCAGCAGGAACTAATACACCTTCGATTGAATTAACACCTACGATAGCACCTCTTGTAGAAGCATCGTTTAAGTATTTCCAATCAGTTTTATAGAAGTCATAAGAACCTCTTCTAAAACCAGAGAAACCTAAGTTAAGTGCCATTTCCTCTGAATTTTCAAATAAACCAAATGCAGTACCACCAGCAAATCCACCAGAGATAGAAGCTAACATATCATCAAAATCAAGAGCAGTTTGTCTTTGTAAGAATAACATGTTTTCTTCGATAGCTCCCTGAGTATCTAGGTTTTTAAGTATTGCATCAAACTCATCAAGACCGTTAGCAGCAGTAAATCCTACTTCTACATTACCTCTGTCTCTAATAGCAGCAAATAAACCTTGTGTACCTGGTAAAACAGCAGTAGCATATTGCCCTGCAGCACCGTTAGCGTTAGCATTTAATTCACCTTCTACCATTGCCATTTCTAAGTAATCTTCAAATCTTAATCTAGTTTCAGACTCAGCTTTTAAATACCAAAGGTATCCAGATTGACCATCTTCAGTAGCAACTTCAACCCAACCAATTTGTGCCATATCAGATCCAGTAACAACGTACTGATCTCTTATGATCACTGGTGAGTTAGAAAACTGCGTGAAAGAAGGATCGATACTTACTCTAGCAGCAGAGTTTCCTACTCCTGCTCCAATACTTGATCCTTTAGTATAGTCAGAACCATAAACAAACATTTTAATTGTTGCAGAAGCAATACTAATTCCTTGTGCATCAAATGTTGAATTTGCAAATGGCATAACTGTTACGTTACCAGCAGCTCTTGCTGTAACAATACCTTTTGCTTCTGCACCATTTGCTGGGTCTAGAAGAACTACAGTATCATTAATAGATATAACGTTAGTTATACCTGCACCAACTGGAATTGTAACAACTGATGCTAAAGCCGCACCAGCTCCTCCTCCTGCAGCTACGCTACAGTTGTCGTAAGATATATGTAATCTATTTTGTTCAGACCAGATTACTTGATCTGAGGTCATTGGCATTTCTGCACCAACCATTCTCAAAAAGCCAGATAACGTTCTGTTTCCATAACGCTCTACTTCTTGTTCGTAAATTTCTGGTAAATATTGTTGCGCAAAGTTTCCGCCCGCCGCACCATCAAATACTAAGTAGTTTGAAGGACTTGGAGTTTGAATAGGACTTGGTACAATACTACCAAATTGTGGAGATAAACTCATAATTTGTAATTTTTAATTAGTTAAATTTTCTTTTCTTAATTTTCAATTTTGTAGAATCAGCTCCAGAAATAGATTTAACTTTAAAGCCGTTTACAAAAACTTCACCTTGTTGGGTTCTAGCTTTTGTTGGTGATAAATTTTTAGATTTATTCACCACGTCTTTAACCGCATCTGCTTTTCCTTGCTCATAAAAATGAGACGCTATTCTATCTACATTTTCAGCTGCATAAATTGCTTTGTGATAACCAGCCGCATCACTAACATTACCTTCACTATCTAAGAACTTCTTAACTAAGTTATTAATGTTTGATTGGTTTTCAGCAACTTTATTTACGTCTTTAATATTATACTTATATTGTTTATCTCCTACTTTAATATCGAAACCTTCAAAATTTTCAGTAAAAAATTTATTAGTATTTTCTTGAAAAACTTTATGTTGCTGTTCAGCTATTTCTTGCTGCTTATTGTATCGATTGAAAAAGTCCATAGCTTTTTGTTGATCTTCAGATACGCCGGGTCTCAACTTGATTTCGTCGTAATATTTCTTCTTAGTTTCTTCTAAAAAGTTTTTAGCTTTTGCAATCTCCTCTTTTTTAGCGAGTTTTTTCTTTTTGACGTCACGCTCTTCGTCAATATCTGTATCGAAATGGAATTTATCTTCCATGATAAAATCTATTTCCTCAGCATCTAAATGTGGTTTAGTCTGCTTGTAATATTCTTTTAATAAAGTAGTATCATCTACATTACTGTAATCAGCATTTAATCTTACATAATCTTCTACTGATCCACCAGTATCTTCCATAAATGAAACAAGTTTTTGAATGTTATCAGGTAATTCCTTACCTAATACTTTCTCATCTCTAATAGCTTCTTTTACTTCTTGTTCTACTTTTTCAACCTTTTCTTCGGTTACTTCTTTGATCGGAGAAAACCCTTCAGTAGTCTCGTCGGACTCTTGTACAGGTTCTCCCACCTCTGCGCTATCTCCGGATGGTTCTTCCACAGGTATCTCCTTTGTTTCTCCGATTTGAATGGCATTTTCCTCTTCTTTTTTAAATGCTTCCTTAGGTATTGTAACCTTAGTAACATCGTTAGGTATTTCTACTAATGGCTCTTTTAAACTAACTTTTTTTACTGTTTCTTCAGTACTTACCAATTGTTTTGGTTTTTTAGATTTAATTTTAAAGTCACCTTCCTGCTTAACAGGTTCATTTGTTTTTACTTCTGACATAATATAATATAATTAAATAATTAATAATTAAACGGGTAGCATTCCACTAGCCACGTCTTTATCTTCAAAATCTATAGGTGCTAGATCATTTTTTCTTTGATCTATCATCTTGCTTTGTTGCGTACCTTCCATTTTTATACGCTTATCTTTACGATCTTCTATTCTGTTTTCTTTTGCTTCCATATTCTGCATGTCCATTTGCTTTAATTGCATGTCATACTGGAACTGAGCTTGCATTTTTTCTTGTTCTATTTGCGCAGCTGTTTGCATACGTTGTATTTCCATTTGAGATCTAGCTTGCTCATATTGTACTTTAGAACTTGAAATAGCTTCTTGTTTTTGAACTTCAGCCATTGCTATCTCTTCAGCTGCTTGAGCTTGAGATTCTGCCTGAGCTTTAGTTTGTTCAATTGCTCTTTTGTGATCTTCTCTAGCTTTTAATTTACGTTTTACTTTAAGTAATTGGTTAGCTAGTTTAAGATTTTTAATTTGTCTTAAATCTATAGCGTCTTCAAGATTTATATCACCTTGTTGTAACGCCATTTGTATATTTTGTTCTAACTGAGCTTGTTGTTCTTCGTCTGGTTCTAATTCTAAATATATTCCAAAATCATGTAAATTTAAATTTTGTATTTCTACTAAAGTATTTACATTGTAATTAGATATATTATTAGCTAAAGACTCTGCTGTTAATGGGAACTGTAAAGCATCTGCTATTTTTAAAGCAATATTTTCTGCTATTCTTAATGTTATGTATAGACCAGCTTGTTTTATATGTCTAGTAGCTACATTAGAAGCATTAGCTGCCATTTTTTGTAAACCAACTAAAGTTTGTTTATCAGGTGTGCTTCCATCTCTAGCTTCGTTTAATCCGGTCACATCTCTTATCATTTGTAAATAATATTGATATGTGGATATTAAACTTTGTATTTTACCTTGACCAGAACTAGATGTTAATTCTTGAATAGGAACTTTACCAGGATTCATATCACCGTCTTGAGTAAGTGATCTACCAACAATACTACCTGTTTGGAAATACATGTTTAGTGCTTCTGCTGGATTATAATTAGTTCCATTACCTAGATCTACTTCAGCAAGTCCGTCCATATCTAAGTAAACACCATCTGGTACCATCTTAGCTAATACTTGTTGTAACTTTAAATGAGTTAACTGTATCATATCAGCAAAACCAATACATTTACTTACAAGTGATTCTATTCTACCTTTATACATACGTGGTGCACATATAGCATAATTCATTTCTACTTTTGTAGTATCTGATACTGGTCTAGACATGTTTTCTGCTAACTCCCATTTTAACATAGTGTCTGTTCCTAATACTTTAGCTCCACTATATAAAACCTCTATACTTCTACTAACTCTTTCAAAACCATCATTAGCTGGAGGATTAAAAGTATCAGGTTTTTCTAATGCTTTTTCTAATCCTTGATCTGTTTGTTTTATTTTAAATACTTGATTATGATAAGTTTTATAATCAAAATACATTACTTGTATAGTATTTTCATCATAACCACCCCAACCTGTAATATAATTTCTATTTCCAGGCATTTTTTGTATTCTTTCTAATTCTTCATTTGATATATTTGGAAACTCTTTTTTAAGTTCTGGTATAGTTATAGCTTTAATTTCACCAACGTAATATATATCTTCAAAGTTAGGATCTTCTGTATATGAATATACCATATAAGCTGGATCTACATAATCAACTGTTATTCCTTCAGCTGTATTAAAGTTTGTTTTACACGCTGCAATACCACACACAGCCAAGTCCATGTTTAATCTTCGCTTTGTTAAGTCATATTTGTTGTGATCCATAACAGATGTTATAGCTTCTTCTTCAGCTATTTCTATACTTTGCTTATAAGATAACTGCATGTGAAGTTCTAATTCTTCAGGAGTTTCTGGTAATAACTCAGGACTTTTGCTTTGATATAAATCTATTTGTAATGAATTTTTTAACGAATCAAGATATTGTTTAGCAAGCATATCTTCTTGAATCTTAGAAGCATATTCAGTTCTTTTCTTTATAGAAGATGGATCTTGAGCAAAAGCTTTTATGTCATATGTTTTTGCAGATATACCATTTACTACTATATCTACAAATTTAGATAATATAGGAACTGGTTGCCAGTCTAAATTAAGATAAGACAAATCACCATTTATAGATAATTCATCTTTATATTTTTGTATACTTTGTTCTCCACGAGCATACAGTCTTAATTGGTGAAACTGATTCCAGTTAGTTAAATATCTATTACCTTGAGTTCTTCCTGATTTAAACCACTCATATTCAATAGCCATAGCAACCTGACTCCCATATTCAATACTAGCTTTTTCAGCATCACTCACTACTTGACTAGGGAAAGCACTATTGGTATTAGTATATATATTCATTAATTTATAATTTTTGATAAAGTTCCTTTATTATTGTATTTTTTTATACCTAAATCAACTGGTTTTAACTCTCTTTTATTTACAGGTGAATACCTGTGTTTATTACAAGCCATTAAAGCAAGTCCAGAGCTAATAGAAGCATCATGAGTTGTTCTATTATTTATGTCAAATCTAGCCCAGTCTTCTAGTGTTCTTTGAAAATACATATCCCCATAACCTGCTTCTTTTAATCCTACATAATGTTCTACGTAAGTTTCTATTGCAGATGCATGAGCTTGTTTAATATCTTCGCTTGAATTAGGTATACCACCTATTTCTCTTTCTGTTACAGATAATTTATTTCTTCTTTTATCTGGTCTATTCATAGCAAAACCTCTATAACCTCTACGTTTAAAATAATAAAGTAATCTTGGTTTGTTGTTTTCTGCTAATATTGGCATACCATAAAATACACATGCCATTAATACATCTTCAAAAAATATTTCAGCTGTTTGTGGTCTAGCTATGTATTCTAAAAAGAAATGATTAGGTGGAACTTCTTCCATGCTAAATTTAGTTAAACCATGTAAAGATCCATTGGAACCTCTTTTATCTACTGTTCCTGATATATCATATGGATCACATCCAAAAGCACCACAATGCTCGTTACCTGGATAATTTATTCCATTTTTTAAATATCTTTTATTTTGTAGTTCTACTGGTGGAACCCAAGTTACATAAAACCTACCTTGTTTGTTTGGTATAAAAATAACTCTTGTGTCTTTGTGTCCATTTTCCCATTGAAAACTACCTTGTGTAACACCTAATGAATTTTTTAAATCTTCATTAAAGTCTATTTGTTCGTATATTTTTGTAAGATTAAATAAAGATGATTTAGATTCATCTCTAAAAGCGTGTTT